AAGAAATTGAAGAAGAACTAAAAGAGGAAGAAGGATATGCTGACGAAGCTGACGTAGCTGATTGGCAAGGAATGGAAAAAAGAATCAAAAACCTAGAGGACGCAATCGCTAATATAAAATCTGAAGAAGGTTTAAAAGAAGAACTTTCTGCAATTGAAGCTGGAAACAAATTAACTGTAGAATTATCTCAGGAGATTCCAGTAGAAGTACAAGCTGAATTAAACGAGCCAAGTGCTGATCCAATAGTTTCTAATCCAGATTCTTTCAAAAAATTATCTAAGTTTAAAATTGGTGCTAATAGACAAGGCAACACAATGGACAGAGTATTATCAAATTTAATAAACAACAACTAAAATAAATAAAAAATGAGTTTAGCAATTACAACTAGTTATGCTGGAGAATTTAGTGGAAAATATATCGCTGCTGCGTTACTTTCAGGAGACACTTTAGCAAATGAAGAAATCACAATCATGCCTAATGTAAGGTTTAAGTCTGTGATTCAAAAAGCATCAACAAACAACATCGTTAGAGATGCATCTTGTGACTTTCAAACGGGACAAGGGACACTAACATTAACAGAGCAAATTCTTGAGCCAAAAGAGTTCCAAGTAAATTTAGATTTATGTAAGAAAGATCTTTTTGCAACATGGCAAGGTGCTGAAATGGGTTACTCGCAATATGCAGACCTACCAGCTTCTTTCTCTGATTTCGTTTTAGCACACGTAGCTGCTAAAGTATCTGATTTCACAGAAACACAAATCTGGTCTGGAGCTGGAGGTGCTGGGTCTTTTTCTGGATTCGCAACTTTGTTAGCTGCTGATGCTGCTTTACCAGCTTTGCAAGAGATTGCTGCTGTAGGTGGTGGTGTTAACGCTGCAAACGTAATCGCTCAAATGGGCTCGGTAGTGGATGCAATTCCTACTACTGTTTACGGAAAAGATGATTTAAGATTATATGTATCTAGCAATGTTGGACGTGCTTACACTCGTGCTTTAGGAGGTTTCGCTGGAACTGGAAACGCTGGGTACGATAGCAAAGGAACTAACCAAGTATTAGGAAATCTTTTCTTTGATGGTGTTCAAGTTGTAGTATCTAAAGGGATGGCTGACAACACAATGATCGCTGCTGAGAAGTCTAACTTATTCTTTGGAACTGGCTTATTAAATGAGTCTCAAGAAGTACGCACAATCGATATGCAAGAAGTTGACGGCTCAATGAATGTAAGAGTAATCCTTCGTTACACAGCTGGTGTTCAGTATGGGGAAGTAACAGACATCGTTCTTTACGCTTAATTAACTAATTAACTAATCAAATTTAAAGGGGTGGGCAAACACCTACCCTTTTTTATTTAAAATAACATAAAACTTATGGCGTGTTTAATCACAAGCGGACGTAAAATTCCATGTAAATCAGCAGTAGGCGGTATCAAGAATATCTTCTTTGCAGACTTCGGAACTTTAGGAGATGCAACAATCGTAGCTGGCGAAATAACAGCATTTGCTGGAACACCTGACTGGTTTCAGTTTGACATTAAAAATAGTGCAACCACATTAGAAACCGCTATTACAAGCGATAGAAATAATGGAACAACGTTCTATGATACAACTGTATCAATGACTTTAACTTTCCAAGATAAAGCAACACAAGAGCAATTAAAATTATTAGCTGTAGCTCGTCCACACGTATGTGTAGAAGACTATAATGGTAATTACTTTGTTGTAGGGCTTCTAAATGGAGGAGACGTAAACGGAGGAACTATTGCAACTGGTGGAGCAATGGGAGATTTAACTGGTTATACACTAACTGTTAACGCTCAAGAAGTAAATCCACCTTTCTTTGTAACGCCAGCAGTTATTACAGCTGATGTTTCAGCGGTACAAATTGATCCAACAGCTTAAAGAGTTTGTTTTTTTGATTGATTAAAGGGGGTTATCTTAACGGATAGCCCTTTTTTTATTTACATATCATGCAAATTTTTTTCCTTTTGGTTATATATTAATATGCAACTAATACAAACTAGCGGAAATAAGACTTTTGATATAATACCTAGAGTTTTTAGTGTGGGGGTTTTGACTGTTAAAATAACAAGTGAAAGCACAAACACACCTATAAGCGTAAACAGCACCGCATCAATAAACGGAAACTATCTACAATTTGCTTCAATATTTGGAACTTTAGTCGAAGGACAGTTTTACTTATTAGAAGTAAGTAATGGTTCTGAAATAATTTACAAAGATAAAATGTTTTGTACTGATCAGACTATTAACCAAACAGCTAACGACTATTACAGCATTAATAAAAATCAATTTGTAAGCGAGGACAGCGCAAGCAATGAATATATTATAATATGAACGATTTAACAGTAGTAAATTTAAGCAATTACGCATCCCCTGAAATTATAGAAAGCAGTAATAAGGAATGGGTTTCTTTTGGAGCTGACAATGCCTATTTTTCTTATTTGATACAAAGATACGAGGGTTCACCAACTAACAACGCCATAATAAACTCTATTAGTTTAATGATTTATGGGCGTGGATTAGATGCTTTAAACTCAAGCAAAAAGCCAGAGCAATACGCTCAAATGATTTCTTTGTTTAAGACTGACATGGTGCGTAAGGTATCACACGACCTTAAACTTTTAGGGCAATGTGCTATGCAAGTAATCTATTCTAAGGATAGAAAAACAATCGCAAGAGTTGAACACATAGCAGTAGAAAACTTAAGAGCTGAAAAGTGTAACGATAAAGGAGATATTCAAGCATACTACTATTCTGATAATTGGTCAAAAGTTAAAAATGTTGATAGCACTTTAAGAATACCATCTTTTGGCTTTAGTAAAGAAAATATAGAAATATTATACGTTAAGCCTTACAGAGCTGGCTATAAATACTATTCTAGTCCAGATTATGCTGGTTGTTTAGAGTGGTGCGAGACTGAGCAATTAGTATCGAATTTCCATCTTAACAATACGATGAATTCTTTTAGCCCAAACACGTTAATACAGTTTAACAATGGGACTCCAAACGCTGAGGAACGTCAAATGTTGGAGAATAGAATAACTGAAAAATTTACTGGTACTTCTGGGGCTAAGTTTGTACTTAGTTTTAATGATAATCCAGAGGCTGCTGCAACAGTAGACACTTTAGCGATTAGTGATGCTCACAATACCTACAATTTTGTAAGTGAAGAAGCTACTAGAAAGATCATGGTAGGTCATAGAGTTACTTCTCCTATGCTTATGGGTATTGGAACGCAAGGTACTTCGCTAGGATCAAATGCCGATGAGCTAAAAACAGCTAGTTTATTATTTGATAATACTGTTATATCTCCCTTTCAAACGCTTTTAATAGATGCGTTCGACACTATACTAGCTTATAATCAGATATCGCTTAAATTATACTTTAAAACGCTTCAACCTTTACAGTTTAAAGACTTAGAGAACGTTATGGATAGCGAAACAATGGAAGAAGAAACTGGTGTTAAATTAAGCCAAGAACTTCGTGAAATTGATGGCAAACAAGCCTATGAGACAATAGAACAAGCAGAAGCTAAGGCTTTAGAGCAAGGATGTGAAGGTTATCACGAGCATGAAGAAGATGGAAAGACTTGGTATATGCCATGTGAATCACATAGCGATGTATATTCAAACGCACTAACTGAATTAGGAGAAAATGAAGATGATTTACTAGCTGAATATGACCTAGAACATGAAGCTGAAGTAGATTATGAGCTAGAAGAACAACTAGACGAGGTTATAACAGACCTAAATACTGATGATGATAGCACAATATTGGCTAAAATCTGGAATTTTGTTAGTTCTGGCAAAGCAACACCATACAGAGATAGTGAGCAAGATGGTACTAGCAAGAAAGAAAGCCAAAAAGGGGTTGAGTTTTTAGTGAGGTACAAATATACTAGACTAATTCAAAAATCTAAAACTGGGGAAGAACGCAAGTTTTGTGATACAATGATAAAAGCTAATAAGGTTTATCGTAAAGAGGACATTATAGCTATGGATGATATAGCGGTAAATGCTGGTTTTGGAGTTGGTGGTTCTGCAACTTATTCAATCTGGAAATATAAGGGAGGCGCTAGATGTCAACACGCCTTTATTAGAAAGACTTTTGCACGTAAAGGAGGCAAAGGGCTAGGAAAAGCAATACAAGCAAGAGAAGCAAGAAGTAGAGGCTTTAGAGCGCCAGTAAATGATAAAAAAGTAGCGCAAGCTCCAGCTAATATGGAATACGCTGGATATACTGCTGAATATTGGAATAAAATGGGATTTGAAAAATAAGATATGGCAACAGCATTATTTATAACACAAGAAGACTTAGTAAGAAACAGTATTATTTCTGGTAGCACCGATTTTGACAAAATAATTCAGTTTGTGAAAATCGCTCAGGTTATCGATATCCAGAATCTGTTGGGAACGGATTTATACAACAAAATTAGCGAAGACATAATATCAGGAGCTGCTGGCGGTGCTGGTTTGACTGGAAATTATTTGACATTAGTTACAGAATTTATTCAGCCAACATTAATTTGGTTCGCTCAGATGAATTACATTCCATTTAGTGCTTATAGCATTACTAATAAAGGGATTTTAAAAGGATCAAGCGAAACAGCTCAAAACGTAGATAAAGACGAAGTAGATTATTTGGTAGCTAAGGCTAGAGAATACGCTAACTACTACTCTACTCGATTAGTAGATTATTTATGTTTTAATAATTCTTTGTTTCCAGAATTCTCAAGTAATACGAATAATGATATTAGCCCAGATACAAGTTCAACAGCTTTTAATGGATGGGTACTGTGATAAAGTACAAGGTAAAAGAAGTAAACGTAAAGCGTTTAGAGAGCTACATACAGCTAAAGGAGAAGGAAGCTAAAAAAACAGAGGTAAAACAAAATAAAGATTAATATGGGATTCGGACAAATATACAACACAACGTGGTGGGGCAATGCAATAGATACAGCATCATCAATAGGCACTAAACCAGATTTCTTTAGTGGACAAATTAAAATGAATGAAAGACAAGAAGTAGAAGCGGTTAAGTGTTTAGCCGACTGGACTCATATAACTGCTTTACAAGACTTAAATAACTAAACAATGGCAAAACCAAAATTAGCATTAATACCAGCAGCACAAGGCACTAAGTTTTACTCTGTATTACCGAGTGATGGAACTGGAGATTTCACTTTCACAAGAGGCAGCGTAGCTACTAGAATAAACGCACAAGGATTAATAGAAAACGTTGCAAGTGGTCAATCAAGACTTGACTACCCATTAATAGATGGTGTTCAGAAAGGATGTCCGCATTATATTTTAGAGCCATCGAGGACTAATTTGATTACTTATAGTGAGGATTTTAGTCAATCATATTGGATAAAAGCAAGTGTTTCTTTATCTTCAAATCAACTTATTTCTCCTGATGGAACTTTAAATTCTGATAAGATAATAGAAAGTTCTACAAATGGATTGCAACAAATTTATTCAGATGTAATAACTACTACGCCATCAAGTGATTATGTTTATTCTATTTTTATAAAAAAAGGAGAAAGAAGTTGGGTTAAAGTTATGACTGCAAATAATAGTGGTGCAAACTTTAATGTTGAAAATGGGATTATTGGAATTGTAGATAGTGGAGTTAATGCTGAAATTGAAGATTATGGAAATGGATGGTTTAAGTGTTCAGTTTCTTTTAATACTTCTGTAAGTGCAGATAGGGTTTATGTAAGAATAAGCACATCGAATGGAGTTACTTCTTATCAAGGAGATGGGACAAGTGGTGTTTACATATTTGGAGCAATGCTCGAAGCTGGTTCTTATCCAACATCTTACATTCCAACTAACGGAACAGCAGTAACTCGTTCAGCAGAAACTGCTAATGGAGCTGGGAACTCAACTACGTTTAACGATTCAGAAGGTGTGCTGATGTTAGAGATAAGTGCTTTGTCT